GGAGAACGTGGCCGAACCCGTCGGCACCTCGTCCACCGTGGTGAAGTAGTTGTACGAGTCGCCTCCCCCGTTGGTGTTCTCCTTGAGGAGACGGCGGATCCGGCTCGACTTCGCCGCGATGCTGTTCGCGATGAAGCCAGGGCGGTACATCCGCTGAAGGAACGCTGCACCAGTCGTTGAATTGAAGCCCGTCGCCATGACTCAGTTCTCCCGGCCGCTACATCCGATTGATTTCGGCAAGCGCGGCCTCGTATGCGGCGTCGGCGTCCAGCTCTTCGGCGGAATTGCCGCGAGCAGGCGCGCGCCCGTCGTCGTTCTTCAGGGTCACGGTGCCGGGTCGGGTGCTGGCCGGCGGTGGGGCGGTGCGGGGTGCCGGCTGGGCCGGCGGGGGAAGCGGTGAGTCGTCCGACAGGGAGCGGAGGTACTGCTCCACCTGCTGGGCGGCTGTGTTCCACGGCAGCGCTACGCCGTGCTGCTCGTGGTAGGCGATCATGAGGTCGGTCACGAGGCCGAGACGGGTCGCATCCTTCGTGACTCGCGGATACTTCGAGGCGTCCGCCTTGATGCGGTCGTGAACGCCTGTCTTCGCGGCGTCCAGTTCACGCTCGAGGCGTTCGTTTTCCCGGGCCGTCCGCTCTGCATGGAGGGCGGACTCCAGGGCGGTGATGCGATCTGCCTCGGTCTTCGGCTTCTCGCCGCGGGAGTTGGAGTGGGCGTCGATCAGGCCGTCGAGACCGTCCGAGATTCCCAGTTCCACCAGCACCGCATCCGGGTCCTGGCGGAGACGGGCGACCAGCTTGGCCCGGTCGTCCTGGATTGCTCTGAGGGCCTTCGCCTCTTTCCGTCCAGCAGCCTCGAGCATCTGACGGGCCCGGCGAACGTCGGGTGTCTCGGGGGCGGGCTCGGCGGGAGGGTCGGCCGGCTTCTCCGGTTCTGCGGGGGCTTCCGGCGGAGTCTCTGCGGGGGTCTCCGTCGCAGGCGCGGCGTCGAGCTCGGCAACGAAGGACGCCATGTCGGCGGTGCTGGTGTCCTCGCCGGGCGTGGCTGCAGCCTCGGTCGCGGGTGGAGTCGCGGCGGGTGCTTCGTCGGCCATCTCACGATGGCGCGGTTAAGCCCTTATGCTGCTACGGCCGAGAGCGGGGGAGGCGCCTGTATTGGTTCTGGGGTCACCGGAGCTACCGGGGCAGACGGTTGTCCCTGCTGTCCCTGTGCCCGGGTCGCCATACGCTTGAGTTCGTCGCAGTACCGGCGGATGAGGTCGATGTTCTTTGCGGGGGCTCCTACGTTCTTCCCCTCGGCCATGTACATCCCGGCGGTCTTCATCGCCTGGGCGAAGGGAGTGAGCTCGTCGGGGCGTTTTGCCTTCCCGTCGTAGAGCATTTCTTCCATGTCCTTGTCGAGCATGCGCTGGATCGCCGTGGTGATGCTGTCGGCGGACTCGACGTCGAGATCATCGAGAGCGGCACGGGCCCGGTCGATGTCCCAGAGGCCCTTGTCCAGCATGGTCTCGATGTAGTCGAGCTTTCCCTGAGGCGTCAGGGGCATCATCGACACGGGCCAGGTCTGGAGGGTGTACTCCGCCGCGTCCATCTTGATCTCCGACCAGTCCACCCGCTCCATGACCCTGGTTCCGGGGGCTGCTACCTCGTAGTTGCCACCTTCCCCGACGATGTCGGAGACCATATCGATCACGGCTTTGTAGATCGAGACGTGGAATCGCTCCCAGCGCTTCGCGTAGATCTGCATACGCGTTTGCTGGACGTCGAGCGACTCTCGGATCGCCGCTCCCGAGGTCGTCCCGGTCTCCTTCACACCGCTCGAGGCGTTGCGGGAGATGCCGGGGAGGTCGTACATCTTCTGGACAGTCTCGTCGACCCACTTGTAGATTTCCGACGGCATCGCCGGCCACACGAGGGGCTTGGGCTCTCCGCCGGGAACCGTGTACTCCAAGGCTCCCGCGATGAGGTTCGAGAGCGTCGACTTCACGATCTTCGAGCCGCGAAGAAGGGCTACACGCGGAACGGAGAAAAGCCTCTGTGCTCGGTCGATGCGGTAGAGGATTCGATTGAGCGTCGACTGCATCGGCTCGAGCTGGTAGCAGAGGGACAGTCCTCCGAATCCCGCCCGTGCGTCTTCCCACCGCAGGAAGAACAGCGACGGGTGGTTCTTGTACCAGGGCTCGACCACAATCGTCCCGTCGGTGTGCTCGACGGCGATCACATGGTACCCATCGCCCGATCCATCTTCCTTCCCGGGAACAGATGGCAGGTGCCAGGCCTCACGAACGCAGACGAGACCGCTCGGAAGCTCCGTTCCGATGGGATCGACTGACGGGGAATTCTCGATTGCGTCGAGGACTTCGTCCAGCGTCGACTCACCCAGGGTTTTTGCCTCTGCCGACTTCCGCGCCATGCGGACGGCGGTCTCCTTCGGGATGAATCGCCGGCGGTAGAACGTCCTCGGGGCTCCGTAGAGCGCGTCCAGTGGGTCCACCGTGATCTCGCTGGCGAGAATGCGCTGGACCTTGACCTTCCCGTCCTCTTCGTAGAGCTGGACCACGCCGAAGTCGAAGACCAGCGAGTCGACGAGGGCCTGGAACGTCACGGAGAAGAGGTCAGCTTCGTCCGCCCACCCATCGGTGAACTGGGTTGCCTTCCGGGCTCGGCGTTTCTGCCGCCAATCGCCAGCCGTCGTCAGGAACCGACCTCGGGGAGAGCTTCGACCGATGAGGGCTGCAGCGGTCATGACCACGGAGCGCATGACGTTCCATGTCGAGACGTCGGACAGGTCGAAGGTGGTGTAGGCCTGGGCGGTGGTGCCGTAGTACTTGCCCGCGTACTGGTAGAGGGAGGAGATCGGCTGCCCCTCCATCATCCGGCACATCGCGAGGTTGAGGTCCTGGCGGTACCCCTCGGCCGGATTGGTCTCCAGGGCCAGGGCTGTCTTGACCATCTCGGCGCCCCGGTCGCCCTCGAGGTCTTTGTCGTACCAGGGATCGAGGGCCGTCACTGCTTACCGTTGGGCTGGAAGTTCGCGGAGCGGAGCTTCTCGAGCAGGAACCTCGGGTCTCCCTCTTCCTCGGCTTCTGGACCGTCCGAGACGTCCTGGATGACGTCGTGGTCCACGCCATCCCCGGGCGGTGGAGCCGTTCTGACTGGCGCCGGCGGTTTCGGGTCCCGCTTGAAGCGGACCACGCCTGGGATTTCCAGCTCGGTCAGGTCGAAGTCCCGAGCGGTCCGGAGGAGAGCACCGAGAGCCTTTGCCGTGAGAGGCTTGTCGTTCACACGGAGGCGTGCGCAAGCCCTACCAGGGTTCCTCCTCGCTCCATCCCCCGTCCTCGTCGCCCCAGGTGGTTGTCTCCTCGTCGCCTGGCGTCTTGGGGGCGTGCTGCCTGGTCGCCAGAGCTATGCGCTCGGCCCTCGCCTCGTCGGGCGTGGGTGGCGTCTGTGGCTCTTCGTAGGACGCCCAGTAGCCTTGTAGGGCGTAGCGGAGGGATTCGGACGGGTCAGGGTGCCACTGGCTCGCCCAACGCCACTGGCCGCTTGCTGGGCTGTTTGGGTCTCTCCTGGCCCGCATCATGTCTTCTGCGGCTGCTGACCCTGCCATGACGCGGAAGAGGCCTCTGGTCAGAAGGTCGTTCACCCGGCGGATTTGAGCGGCGGTCTCGGTCTTGAGGGCGGCCCGGATGACAGGCAGGCCGTAGTCCGAGGCGAAGGTGTCGAGCTCCATCTTTCCCGAGCCCGGGTCCCAGTGCCACGTGTCACACCGGAACTCGTGCTGCGCCACGGCCATCCACACGGCCAGTTGACCGAGGGTGGTCCCGGCCTTCCGTGGAGACGACCACTCGAAGACGTGCTGGACCTCTTCGGTGTCTTCCCCCCAGCCGATCACCGACACAGAGGCCCGGTCGCTGGTCCCAGGGTCCACCGCGGCGGAGAAGTTCACGATCCCGGGGTGTGGGGCCGACGCCATGACCCCAGCCCGTTCCCCCCCTCTCGCCGGCTCGGTCAGGTGCCGCTCGGGGAGGGATTCCAGCTTCGAGGCCTTGAGGGCTTTACGCAGGTAGTCGGGGACTGCGCCAGTCAGGAGGCCCATGAGCCAAGGCGGAGCACCGGCGGCGTAGCCGTTCAGGTCGGGGGCGTACCTGTAGGCCGTTGCCTGCTTGTCGAAGGTGAACTTTCCGAACCTCTCCCGCTGGATCACGGGGCTGTCGATGGTCAGGCCCGGGTTCTTGGCCAGGTACTCTCGAAGCTCGTCCATCGCCCGCGGCATGTGGGGGTTGTCCATCTGGGACCAGTTGTGTTTCGACCAGTTGGACGTGGCCCACAGCTCCCAGAAGTAGCCTGCAGCCACCTCGGGCACGACTCCGCACACGATCAGCGTCCCGAACTTGTCCGTGAGCGCCGGCGGCAAGATGCGGACGCAGAGGTCGCGGAGGACGTTGTCCTTCTGGTCCTGCCCCTCGTCCACACACGCCTCGTCGAGCCCAGCTCCGAGCTCTTTCTTGATCGCCGTGATGTCGTCGGTCCCTGCCAAGCGGACCCGCGAGCCGTTGGCGAACGTCGTCACCATCCGGGTCTCGTTGTGGTCTACCGGGAGGTTCCAGTGGGCGCAGAGGGGTTTCCAGATGGGCTCCCACATGATGTCCCGGGCCTGCCCTCCGGTCAGAGCGAGGTAGATCCTGTTGCTCCCGGGGGAGAGCATGGAGCGCTTTGCGTAGCGTCCTGCGATGCCGTAGGTCTTCCCGGCCCGGCGGGAGCACATGGCCAGAATCCAGCGGGCATGGTCCCGCATGAAGGTCAGCTCCGGGATGTGCCCGGAGGCTATCGCCTCCAGGGTGAACCCCCGCCGTTTCGCCTGGGCGATGACTGCCCTGACAACGGCGGCCGCCTGGGTCACTTGGCCTTGGCTTCCCGCTCCCTGGTGACGAACTTCACGGCGGGCCACGGGATCAGCACCTCCATCGCCTTGGCGGACCTGTCTCCGTCCGGCGGGACGTCGAAGGGGACCGAAATACCGTGCTGGGTGAAGGTGGCGTCGATGTCGTTCAGGACCGTGGTGGAGCCGTTCTTCAGGCCGGGGACCTGGATGTGGGCGTGGAGCTCGATGCGCTGGATCTTCATGGTGTCCTTTCAGAAGCGGGGGTAGACCGTGATCGCCCCGGGGTGCTTTTCCTTGATCCGTCTGGCCTCTGGGGTCAGGCGGGTGTAGGTGTGAGCCTGGTCACCTACCAGACGGCGGTAGATTCCGATCCCCCGAAGGGCCCGGCGGACGTAGGCGAACTCCAAGTCACCGTTCCGGCGGAAGAGGGCCCAGCCCCAGATCAGTTCGGGAGCATCAGGGGGGCATGCCACGTAGAGACTGCTCTCGGCTCGCAGAACGTCCATGGCGTAGCGGCGGAAGGCTCCGAAGAACTCCGATGTGCTGGTGTCGGGGTAGCACTGACGCAGGGCCTTGCCCCAGGAGTCCAGGACGTAGCCGAGGTCGGTCTCTACCCCATCCCGTACCTCGAACGTGAAGGCGGTCGCCGTGGCTGTCATGCCGCCCTCTTCCCCTTCCGGGCCTTCTGGGGCTCCTGCAGCTTGGCGAAGTAGTCGGCCACCTCGGGGATTTGGGCGGCCTTCTCCATGAGCTTCTCTAGGTCGTTGTCCTCGGGGTCCATTTGCTGGCGGGAGGCTGCTACCAGGACCCGGATGTAGCCTGTGACCGTCTGGGCCTCTTCGACCCCGAGCATCCGCTGTTTCGTGTCCACGTCGGCCTTGATGCGGCCGAGGTCGGCCGCCACGATGTCGAGCGCTTGCTGGAGTAGTTCCTGGGGGTCTGCGTTCACAGCAGCACCGCTAGGAGGCCGGCGAGCATTCCCGGATCGGCCAGGAGCAGGTTCCGGTGAATCAGCTTGCTGGTGTTGCGGGCGTTGCGGGTCCTGACCTTCGGGGTAGGTAGGCCTCCGGTATCCTCGAGGCCGCCCTTCAGCCTGCCGTGGGAGACCCGGGCGAAGAGGACCCTGACGTACTTCTCGGGGGTACGGGTCTCCCGGGCGATCTTCTGGTAGCCGTGGCCCTGACAGTGCCGGCGCCAGAGCTCGCGGTCCTTGGGCTTGCGGAACTTGTAGGTCCGGAGCAGTTCCAGGTCCATCTCCCGGGATGAAAGCTCGTCTTCCGCTACTTCCCGCCCTGCTCCACGGTTCGAGACCAGGATTCCTCCCCTCCCATCGTCGCAGTCCAGGGGGGCCAGGCCTTCCGCGGCTAGGCGGTCTTCCCAGGTCACTTGCGCCTCCGCATGAAGCGGAACCAGCGGACCCCTTGTCGCTCCGTGATCCTCTTCCAGCCGCAGTGAGCTGCCACCGTCACGGCCCTGCGGTACATGGCGTTTGAAGTTCCCACCTCCAGGGTATCGGCCAGGTACTTCCCCACCTCTCCGGTTCGAACCATGTCCTTGGGGTTGGACGTCAGTTCGTACCGGGACCGCAGTAGGTCGGCTATCCGTTGCTGTTCCAGCACGGCCCGAAGGGTCGCCTTGAGTAGCGTCGCCCTGGTCAATGCGCCTTCCGTGCCTCCCTTTGGGCTTTGCGCTTCCCCTTCTTGAACCGGCGGGACTTCCGGTCGTCTCGCTCGTCTTTCCGGCCGGCCTGGTACCCCTCCACAAGCCCCTGCTCGTAGCCTCTGGACCAGACCGGGTCGACTCGGTCGTTTGCGGGGAGGCCCTCCATCTTCTCCGCCAGGGCTCGGTCCCGTTCCTCGAGCCCGATACCCTGCTCCATGAGGGTCAGGATCTTCTCGATGTCCTCGGGTGTGTGCTTTCCCGAGATCGCCTCTGCTACGAATTCGCGGAGGGCTGGGTACTTCCTCGGGGCTTCAGGTCCTTCAGAGGCTTCCATCGACTCCTCCAGTCTTTACGGTCTCGGGGTGATTGTAAAGGTTTGGTTTACTCTCGTCACTTGCTGGCGGTAGTCGGTCAAGTCGCTGCGTTTCTTGGGCGTGACCTTGATCGGGCCTTTGACTTTCCCGGGCTTCACGGCTTCGGCGTCCCTTCTGGGGTGCTGGGGGCGCCCAACTTGGCTTCGATGGCGTCGCCGCACACTGCTCCGAATTGTCGAGGTAGGCCGGGAGGCGTGTCGACGGGGCGGCGACCGGATTCCTCGGGAATCAGTTGGTTGATCGCCCGCCGCATCTCCGGGTGCCCCATGTCGTGTGCGAGCATCGCAGCGTTCGCCAAGGCGGCGTCGCGACCTTCCCCGAATTCCTCGCGCAGCATCTCGCATACCGTCGGCCAAGCGGCTTCAAGGATTGCGCGAACGTCGGGCAGGGAAACGTTCGGCACAGTGTTGACGGTGATGTGGGCGACCAGTTCAACGTTGTCGTGTAGGGGCTTCACTTGGGACCGCCTTCCTGGGTTGTGCTCTCCTGAGGGATGGGGAGGCTGGTGAGGGTGCGAATCTCGGCGTATCTAGGGTCGTCTGCGTCCTTGACGTCGTCGGCCGACATGAGCCAGCGCAACAACCCCACCGCCCTCTGTAGCTGGGAGCGGGCTTCGTCGAGGGCCTTCGCAGCCTTTTCGGCTCGGTCGTATTCCAGGTTGCGCTCGTCCCTGAGCCTCCCTACTTCGGAGAACCATTGCGCTTCAGA